ATCGGATTCTATTGGTGTTACTTCTATGTCAGTAACCTGTATAGCATTTGATCCAGCAACAGGAGTTGGATTACTCCCATATGATGATTCAATCTTTGCTAGTAGTTTTGTCGTTCTTGATAGAGCCATTGTCGTTAGAGGAATCGGTTTCTGGTACTAGTGTAGTTTCCCCAGTCTCAGGATCGAACAAATATGTTCCACCTGTACCTGGATTTGGAACTTCTTTACTAATTTTAGCCATAATCTTAAGATGAAGTTAAATCAGTACGACTTGTTCTATATCGAACTAAGAAGTCTTGACTTACTATACCAAGAGGTAGGTCAGCTTCAACTAAGTTAAAGTCAGTACGATCTGGCGTTAAATCCAAAGCATACCCATTTACAGTTTGGTCAGCCATTAATTTTAAGTGTACTTGTTGTGAATATATGTCTGATTCATCATCAGGTAAAGAAGCTCTAACAATCGTTGATACTCTTACACGCATAGACCAATCTAATTTATCAAAAAAATTAGTATCTGTAGGTTGATCTGATATTGGTTCTATTATTATCGCTGGTGCTTCACCGCGACTTAGAGGTTCTACTCTTGATCTATAGACAGTAGCATTAGATATTGCATCAAGATTTGTTTTCATTCTTGCTAATATCTGTTCTCTTAATGTATCTGCCATTATGTCTTACTCAATAAAACATTAGAAAACTTACCATCATCTGTAAGTAAATTTTCTCTTACTGTATATGCAACAGAGTCAACAGTAATACTAGACCCTCTTACAAGAGCCGAGACATCTGTTGTAACTGCTGTAAGGATATATTCTGTAGATATTGCTGTACCGCCTGCTATAACATCATCTGCTGAATCTAAATGACCTTTAAATGTAGTGCCACCACCTATCTGGCATGTAAGACCATCTTGTAAATATACTCTCAGTGTTGCAGTATCTTCAGTTATTGCCATTTTTTACCTTTGCTTTTTTTGGCTTTTGTTCAGTTGCCTTTTCTGCTTTTCCAATCCTGATTAATAATTCACCATCAGAATCAGACACATCATAAGTTTTACCAGCTTCTAAACTAGCTCCACTTGCTCCTACGTTAGATAAACACTTAATTTTCATAATTAAAAGTAAGGGGGTAAATTAATACCCCCATATTGACATATTTATGCAGTTGTCACATCTTTAATTGCAGCAAATGACTGTGCATGACGTACAGCAACGTCAAAAGCAACCACAGCCTTAACAGAAGTTAAGTTTTTGCTAAAGTCATCACTGTCCTCACCGACTGTTACTTCGATACCACCACCGAACAATCCAAGAATTGCCTGTGAGAAGTCTCCCATAACAACAGCAGAACAAACACCAGAGCTAGAACCTTTTGTAAGGTTGCTTGGAACTTGGTTTGTCATTGCTACTGGATATCCATTAAGAACACCAGGAGTAGCACCTCTACCGATAGCTGATAGGTCTGCATTGTATAAGAATGCACCATCGCCAGCAGCAGAGCCACCTGCTCTAAGTTTCTTCAATGCACCCATTACTTTTGCGTTTGTTACATAAGCAATGTTATCTGCATTTACACCAGCATTATCTTCCATGATTGCTGTTTCAAGATCAACAATCTTTTCAAGAGTAATAGCTCCACCATTAGTACCGATTGCAACAGAACCAATACCAGAAGTGTTCATGATACCTGTAGGCTGACCTGATGAACCAGATCCATTCAAGATACCAAGATCAATTCCTAAATTAATACCTTCAGATAAATCTCTTCTTACTAGATCCTCAATACCAGGAGTTGCCTGTATGAGCATATTCCTAGAGAATTTTGAAAGACTTGCTAAAGTCTTTGGTGTCATAGAAATCTGATCAAATGTAGATTCTGCTTGAGAAATCGCTGTTGTCTCAGATGATAAATATCCAGTAGAAGCAACACCAGATCTTCTTGGAATTGCAACATCACCAACAAGACCAGATAGTACTTGAACACCAAGATTCACCATAACAGTGTTATTTCTTAATGCCTCGATAAAATCATCTGCTCTTAAATCTGTAGCAACGATATTACCGCCAGTATTAGCACTAGAAGTTACATATGTAGCTCTTTTTTGCTTTGATAATGCAGAGAATGGGAAGAATAATGTCTTGCCACCAGCATTGCGATGATATCCCTGACGTTGTACTTCCTGTGAAAGCTCTCTTGCAAAACCAGCACCAGGTCTATCCCAGTTGCCATCTATAAGAGCAGCAATACCACCAGAAACAAAGTCTGTATTTCTGTATTCTCTTTCTTCTTTTGCAGAGAACTGACTTTCTACTGGAGTAACAGTTTGCACCTCTGGTGATTTAGCACCTAACTTTTCAAGAACATTTGCTCTTGCTTCGTTTATTGAAGTGCCATTAGCAATCATAGATTCGCCCATGTCCTCAAAGCCATGCTTACCGCATAAAGCAGTAATCTCTCTTATTCTTGTACGTTCTTCAGAAGCAGCTTGTTTTTTAGCCTCTGAACGCACAACCTCTAAATTTGGTTGATCGGTCATTTCGTTTTCAGAAATAATGTTTACAGGAGGTGAGACAGAAGCCTCAGTTGCGTTTGTACGCTTATCGTCAATTGTAGACTTATTTTCCTCAATAGTCATAGTATCAGTCTCTAATAAAGACCGACCTATTCCA